GCCCTCTTCGTTTAGCAGCCATTCAGGGCTCACTTTGAGGTATTCCGCCACCGCAGCATGGGCCTGAGTGCCGAGCTTCTGATCGGTGCCCCTGGTGTTGTTGATGATCATTCCAATGTTTTGGACAGATCTTTGAGCCACCCTTGCGATGTCGTTGCGTGTTACTTCCTGCCCAAGCATTTCGCTTCGGCGGGTCATCGCGAGTTTTAGTCTTTCACCGTAGAGCATTCGCTGACGGTATATGACTGTATGTAAATTGGTATTCATCTCTGGATGTAAATCTGTTTACAATGCAGGCCATGGAAAAGAAATCCGCGATCAGATTGCTAGGAGGGACGCCGAAGAAGGCGGCTCAGGCTATGGGCTATCGAGCGGTGCAAACCGTCTATCTCTGGCCTGATCAACTTCCCCAGGCCACAGCCGACCGTGTTGCGGGGGTCCTAGCCCGGATGAGTGGCGTTCATGTGGTGCCAGACCTGGAGGCAAAGCCGCAGGAGGCTGCCCATGCCTGATGCGTTTGCTGGTGATCCTCAGGCCAGCACGCGTTCCTGCAGAGCGCGCAAATGCTTAACCACTTCAGGCGCGGCGCTGCCAGTTTCTGTCATGCGTTGTATGCAGGTGTCGAGCCAGCGGCTGAGCCTGTCGGCCGTGAAGCTGCTGCGACTTTCTCCCTCGAGCACAAACACCAGTTGGCTCAAAAAAATCTCCATTGCTTCCGTGCGTGCTGCCTCTGCGGTGGTGGGTGCTGTTGCGCTCATGTCGTTCCAATTTCAAGTGAGGTAGTCGATGTCCATCAGTGTGTCGATATCAGGGTTGCCGGGATATGTTGAAGGTGGGGCCCATCTCAACATTGACGGTCTAGACCCGGTGGATGCCGCGTTCCAGATCAGCCAGGCCCATCCTGGCGGTGTCGCCAATTTGGCCCAGCGCATGGGCATCAATGCGGGCACGTTGCAAAACAAGCTCAACCCGAACAACACCACGCACCACCTCACGCTCCGCGAGGCGATCACGCTGCAGGTGGTGGCAAACAACGCGTCCATCCTCCACGCCATGGCGGCGCAGCTCGGCTTTGCGTGTTACCGAGCCACCCCAGATCAGGCAGGCGGTGACCCGGTGGAGGCCTTCATGCAATTGCAGTTGGCTCATGCCGAGTTGTGCCGCGGCGCTGCGGACGCGTTGCTTCCTGGTGCTGATATCAACCGCAACAAGGTTCGGCGCATCGAGCTCCTCTCACAAGAGTCCACGGCCGCCAATGCGCACATGGTGGCTACCGTTCGCAGCCGCCTGCCTAAACGTCACGAGGATTGATCCATGAATAACGTTACTTCCGCTGATATCAAGGCGGCTTCCTTTGCTGCTCTCGATGTGTCGAAGCTGTCGGAACGGCAGCGGGACCTCTATGAGGTACTGGTGGCCGAGCACCGCGCGGGCGTGGCGGCACTGACGCGGCGCGAGCTCTTGGAGGCCCATAACCGGCGTCTGCCGGATAAGACCATCGCGATCAATTGCGTCACTGCGCCTGTGGGGTCGCTGCTCGCGTCCAAGGTGTTTGAGGATGCTGGCTCGCGCCCTTGCTCGCTTCCACCGCATCGCCTGGCCAAGACTGTGCGCGTGGCGGCGCGGCAGCAGCGGCTGGTGGATTGAAGGCTGGCGATGAACCATTACCCTCACCACATCGGTGACTTCGACAGCGAGACGCTGCATCTAACGTTCGTTGAACGGGCGTTGTACCGGGAGTTGCGCGATCTGTATTTCAAGACGGAACGGGCATTGCTGGCGGATGTGCAAAAGCTCGCGCGCCGCGTTCGTGCAACGACCGATGAGCTGCGTACGGCCCTCGACGGGCTGCTGGAGGAGTTTTTCGTCCTGCAGGATGACGGCTGGCACAACAGTTATTGCGATGCGCAGATTGCTGCATATCATCAAAAACAGGAGCAACAAGTCGCGGCTGGCAGGGCGTCTGCGGCTGCTCGAAGCAAGTCTAAAGACCCTGCGGACAAGGGCTCCAAAGGGGGCGGGGGAGGCCGAACGCGCGTTATGCCGCCGTTGGATGAAGACAAGCCAGATGGGTCAACGGGCGTTGAACGTCCGTTGAACGACCGTTTAACCAACCAGAACCAAAACCAGAACCAAAACCAAACAAATACCCCCCAACCCCCCGCTGGGGGGGTAGGCGATGGCATGGCTATCGCATCGGAACTGCAAAGCTATTTCCCCGAGCATCGTCGGACTCGTCTCGCCGAGGTGGCTGACATGGTCACCGACTTGGTGGCAGCGGGAACTGTCTCGGCCCATGACCTGCTGGCAGCAGCTGCAAAGCAGTCTGCCACGCTCGGCAAGGACGGTGGCAAGGCGTGCCCTGCAGTCATCCGCTGGCTGCGCGAGTCGCGCTGGCTGGATGCGAAGGCTGACACGGTCAACGGCGGTGGCGTGCCTTCCGACTGGGCCAGCACGCGCAGTGGGGTGGAGGCCATGGGCGAGCGCTTGGGGTTGGGCTGCTGGGATGAGGAGCAAGACCGTCTGTTCAGTGACTACGAGGCCCGAGTCATGCGCATTCTCGGCCAGGGACAGGTGGCTGCGACATGAAGATCGGTGCAAAGGTTCAAGGCCTCGAGCGCGTCCAATCGGCCCTGGCCAGCCTGACGGGCGGGCAGGTGCAAACGGCCATGGCGGCTGCCATCAACGATGCGGCATTTGCCTATCGCCGCGCGCTGCAAAGCGAGATCAGCAGCGTGTTCGATCGGCCCACTCCATACGTGCGCAACTCCGTGTACGTCCAGCAGGCAACGGCTGATCGGCTCCAGGCCACCATCGTGCCGACCTACTTCGGCGGCAAGGGTGTGGATCCGCAGAAGATCCTGGCGGCCCAAGAGCTGGGCGGGCGGCGCGTCGACAAGCGCAGCGAGACCGCGCTGCGTCGGGTAGGCATCTTGCCCAGCGGTTACCAGACCGCCATCCCTGCCACGCCTCTGCCTGGTAGCGACGACGGGCGCGGCAACATCAAGGGTTCGTTCATCACCCAACTGGTCAGCTACTTCCAGGCCTTCGGAGAGCAGGGCTACCGCGCCAACATGACCGCCAAGCGCAAGGCCAGCCTGCAGCGCGGCACGGCCAAGCAGGCTGGCCGGCGCTACTTCGTGGCCGATGGGCGCATGCGGGGCGATGCCAAGACCAAGCACCTGGCGCCGGGCATCTGGGCTGTGGTTGGGGATACCGGCGCCGATGTGCGGCCGGTGCTGATGTTCGTAAGGACGGGCAACTACAAGCCGCGGCTCAGCACCGAAGCCGCGGCGCGTCGGGCAGATCTCGATAACTATTTGTCGAAGCGGATGCGCTACCGCATTCGTCAGGCGGCGGGGAGGTGAGTCATGGTTGAGCGTGTCGAGGTCGGGGCCGGTGCCTCGGTCGAGGGGGAGGTCGCGGCAGGACGCGCGGTCGGGGCCGAGGTCGGGCACCCCCCCCATCGCGGGTCCTCCCGGGCCCCTTTCCATGCGGGTAATTCGAACCGCGTACTCGGACTGTTTCGTGAGTGTCCTAAGGGGGTTAAGTGAAGGTCCTACCTTATTTGGATGCTCCTATTTCGCAAGCAGAATTCGCCCAGATCGTCGGGGTCAGCGAAGCCCGGATAAGCCAGCTGGTGAGCGAGGGCGTGATCGTGCGCGGCGACACGGGCCATTCCTGGCTGCTGGGCTACTGTGAGCGCCTGCGCGACCAGGCGGCTGGGCGCGCTTCGAGCGAGACAGGCGGCCTGGATCTGGTGCAGGAGCGTGCGGCGCTGGCGCGCGAGCAGCGGCTGGCCCAGGCGCTGAAGAATGCTGTGGCGCGCGGCGAGTACGCGCCCATTGGGGCGCTTGCCGACGTGCTGGGCATGGCCTCGAGCGCCGTGGTCGATCGCATGGACCAGTTCGAGGGCCTACTGCGCAAAGCCTGCCCCGATCTGCCCGAAGAGGCGCGAACCATCGCGCTGGTGGTCATGGCCGACGCCCGCAACGAGTGGATCCGGTCCACTGCCAAGCTGGTCGATGACCGCCTCACCGCAATGCAATCGGACGCAGCTGATATCGAGGAGTTCGCGCCCGACGGTGAGGGCTTCATGGCATGAGCGCACCTCTGAGCCGCGAGGCCGTCACTGCCATCAGCGCAGCTGTGGCGCTGGGCCTGCAGAGCCTGCGCGCAGAAGTGCCGCAGACGTTGAGCGAGTGGGCCGCTGCACACTTCATCTTGGCTGGCGAATCCAGCCATCAAAAGGGCGGCTGGGTGGGCTGGCCCTTCCAGCTGGGCATTCTGGATTTCATGAGCGATGACCGCATCGAGGAACTGGCGGTCAAGAAGTCCAAGCGGGTGGGTTACACCAAAATGATCACGGCCTTCGTGGCCTACAACATCGCTCATCGCCGGCGCAAGCAGGCGCTGTGGCAGCCTACCGATGATGACCGCGACAGCTACGTAAAAAGCGAGATCGAGCCGGTGCTCGATGGCGTGGCCGCCGTGCGCAAGGCGCGCAGGCAAGGCAAGGGCGTCGAGGACACGATCAAGTACAAGCCGTTTCGTGACAGCGTGCTGCACCTGCTGGGCGGCAAGGCTGCGCGGGCCTACCGGCGGATTACCGTGGCGGTCTCGATCCTGGATGAATGGTCGGCGTTCGATCAGACCATTGAAAAGAGCGGCGACCCGGGTAGCCTGGCCAAAGGGCGCCTGGAGGGAGCGCCGTACCCCAAGTTCGTTGGTGGCAGCACGCCACGCATCAAAGGTCTTTGCCATGTCGAGAGGGCATGCGACGACGCCCTGGCCTATGTCCGATATGAAATCGAGTGCCCGCATTGCCACACGGAGCATCCGCTGCTGTGGGGCGGTAAGGAAGTCGCTCACGGCTTCAAGTGGGACAGTGGCAATCCGGCCAGCGTGCGCCATGTCTGCCCTCATTGCCGAGGAAGCATCACACAGGCCGACTACCTGCCTAGCGGCAAGCCGCTCACCGGCACTTGGGTGTGCCAAAAGACAGGGCTTCGTTATGGCGCCGACCGGGTATGGCGTGACGCGGCAGGAAAGCCCTGTCGCGCGCCTCGCACGCTCGGCTTACACATCTGGTCGGCCTACAGTCCCCAGCGCACCTGGGAAAGCATCGTCGACGAATTCGAGAAGGCCTTCAAGGCGCTGCAGTCCGGGGATGTAGGCCCTATGACGGGCTTCACCAACGAAACATTGGGCGAAACGTGGGAGCTGAAGGGTGAGCGCAGCGATGAGCACGCCCTGCAGGCTCGGGCAGAGCCCTACGCCCTCGGCACGGTGCCCAATGGCGGCTTGGTGCTAACCGCTGGCGTCGACGTGCAGCGCACCTGGTGGCAGATCAATGTGTGGGCATGGGCGCGCGGCATGGAAAGCTGGATCGTGGACCGCCACATCATCGAAGGCAATCCGGCCATTGAGTCCGATTGGGCGCCAGTGACGGCCTACCTTCAGCGCCGGTACCGCCAGGCCTGGCACGGCGGCACCCTGGGGTTGAGCGCGATCAGCATCGACTCGTCCGACCAGACGCAGGCCGTCTACAACTACGTGCACACGCACCAGCACCTGCTGCCAAACCTGCGTGCCATCAAGGGCGACAACAATGACAACCGGCCCATCGTAGGCCCAGCCAGCATGCAGGAGCTGGACTGGCGCGGCAAGAAGATCAAGCAAGGCATCAAGCTTTGGCTGGTGGGCGTGGATAACGCCAAGGACCTGCTGCTGGGCCAGCTGGCAATCACCGATGACGGGCCTGGTCGTGTGCATTTCAGCGAGGATCTGCCGCGGGAGTTCTATGAGCAGCTCACTGCCGAGCAGCGCATCCTGGCTAAGGTTCAAGGCCGCGAGGCCTATCGCTGGGTCAAGCGCCGGCCGCGCAATGAGGATCTCGACTGCCGCAACTACGCCATCCATGCGGCCATGGCCCAGGGCCTGCACAAATACACCGACGCACGTTGGACCCAGGTCGAGCAGATGGTGCAGCCGGAGCGCGACCTGTTCAGTCTGCCCGAAGCGCCGGCGGCCGCGGCTGCGCCCGCGCCCAGCGTTGAGACAGCACTGGATTCTTCTCCTGTTTCCGTTCCTTCCGCACCCCGCGCGCCGGCCGCAGTGCCGCGTCGGACAGCGCCTGGCCGCCGCACCGGCGGCTTTTCCCGTTCCTGGTAATCAAAGATGTTTCCCAAGCACAACAACGAAATGCCCTTCATCGCCCCCGAGAAGGCCAAAACGCCCGCCTACCCGGAAGCCAATTTCTCGCCTGACCTGGTCGACCGCATGTTTGAGTACCTCATCGAATTGCTGCCCGAGTTGCGCGGCAGCGCCGCGTCGGTGGAGCGTGTCGAGCAGCAGCTACGCAAGGAGTTTGCAGGGCAGGACGTTTACATCCCCGCAAAGTCCTCGGTTGACAAGGCAGAGGAGCGCCGGGAGGTGCTGCGCCTATGGAATGGGCGCAATGCATCCACCGTGGCGCGAACGCTGGGCATCAGCCGCGCTACCGTGTACCGGCATCTCAAGCAGCCTGGCTGAAACCGTCTCAGGTTTCCGGGAAATGAGACAGGCGCCCCGGTAGCGTGCAGCCTATGAGCACGCACCAAGAACTTCAGGCACGCCTCGAGCGCCTCAACGCCGCCATGCACAGTGGCGAGCGCACCATCACGACCGAGGACGGCGCCTCGGTCACCTACCGAAATCTGGACGAAATGAAGGACGCGCGCCGGGATCTGCACACGCAGATTGCGGCCTTGTCCGGGGCAGGCCGCCCCCGCGCCGTCGTCGCGCGGTTTCGTTTCGCCGGACTGCGGGATCGTTGATCATGCAGCGCCGAACCATTGCCATCAGGGCCTTGCCCACGCTCGTCGACCGCGTCGTGGGCTACTTCTCTCCCGCGCAGGGAGTGCGCCGCCAGGTCGCGCGCGAAATGCTGGTGCGCGCCTACGAGGGCGCCAGCCGCTCCGATGGCTGGCGCGTCAAGCGCGCCGGGGCTAGTCCAACGGCTGACCATGCGGCAGACGCTCGTGAGGTGCGGGTGCGTGCCCGGTCCCTGGCGCAAAACGTTCCCAATGTCGTGCGCGCCGTGTCTGCAGTTCTGGCTGCGCGGGTGGGGCAGGGCATCGTGCCTGTGTGGGCGGATCAGGGCCTGGCCAAGCGCTGGCGCGAATGGGTGCCCCACGCCGACTATGACGGCCTGCTCGACTTCTATGGTCTGCAGTACAAGGCTGAACGCACGCGCGACGTCGACGGCGCCGTGCTCATCCGCCAGCACATCCAGCGCATGGGCGCCACAGTGCCGCTCAAGCTTCAGTTGCTGGAGATCGACTTTCTCGATGTGGAGCGCAATGGGGTGCTGGCTGGGGGGCGCGAGATCATCCGCGGTATCGAGTACGACAAGCGCGGGCAGCGCGCGGCTTATTACCTTTTCGATCGTCATCCTGGCGACGCCGGCATGTGGACCGTGGGCCGCAGCGGGTCCAGCAAGCGTGTTCCTGCCGACGAAATAATTCACTACTTCGACCCCGAGCGAGCGGGCCAGCAGGACGGGATCTCGCGCCTGGCGCCGATCATTTCAAAGGTGCGCGACCTGCACACCTATGGCGATTCGGAACTGCAGCGCAAGCAGCTCGAGTCGCGCATGGGGGTGCTTGCCGAAATGGAGGCCGTCGGAGGACCACCACCATTGCCGTCAGAGGCAGAAGGCCAGCAGCCAGGGCTGATGGACCTTGGCGAGCTGGCGGGTGGAGGCATCGTTGGTTTGCCGCCGGGCATGACCAACCCGACATTCATCGAGCCCAAGGCCGTGCCAGGCTTCGGTGATTACATGAAGGGAGGCTGGAAGGAAGTCGCTGCAGGATACGGGTGCCCCTATGAGCTCATGACAGGCGACCTGACAGAGGTGAACTTCAGCAGCTCGCGCGTGCGCATGAATCAGTTCCGCTCCGAGGTGGAATCCGAGCAGTGGCGCGTGACGGTGCCCCGACTGTGTGCGCCTGTGGCCCGCTGGTGGCTGGCAGCAGTGGATCTAGTGGCCGCCGTGCCGTCGGGAGCTGTTGCGCCTGACTGGAGCACGCCCAAATGGTCGAGTCCCAACCCTGTGCAGGATGTCGCCAGCGACCTGAGCGCCATCAAGGGCGGCCTGCAGAGCATCAGCGAAACGATCCGCCGGCGGGGCTATGACCCCGAGACGGTCTACGCCGAGCTGGAGACGGACCTGCGGCGGCTGAGCGATTGCGGGATCCTGCCGTTGCTGGCGGCGCTGTGGGGCGCGCAAAACCCCATCGAACTGGTGGCTCAAATGGAAGGTAGCGGCGGCAAGTGAAATCGTCTCAGCTTTCCGGGATTTGAGACAGGCAAACCGGAAAACTGAGCGCCATGCCACAAACCAACGCATCCGCTCCAGCCGCCCAGATTCGCGATCTGCCGGTGCAAACCCGTGCGGCCACTCTGGTGCCGAGCACGTTCAACGAGGCCGAAAACACCGTCGAGGTGGTCTGGACCCAGGGAGCGACTGTCCGTCGCTATGACTACTGGTCCGAGAAGCCTTACGACGAGGCTCTCGAGGTGACTCCCGAGGCAGTGGACATGGCCCGCTTCGAGGCCGGCACCGTCCAGGTGCTGGATGGGCACCGCACCTATGAGGGCGTATCTGCCATTCTGGGAATCGCGCAGCGCGGCTGGATCGAACGCGGCGAAGGCCGGGCCACCTTACGCCTGAGTCAGCGCCCCGAGCTGGCAGGCATCGTGGCTGACATCAAGGCCGGCGTCATCCGAGCCATCAGCTTCGACTACAGCGTTCAACGCATCGAGATCACCCGAGCTCAGGACCGCACCGACGGCGTCAACGTCGATCTGTACCGCGCCGTTCGTTGGACGCCCCAGGAAATTTCCTTTGTCACCGTGCCTGCCGACGCTGGTGCAGGCACGCGCAGCAATCCTTCCGCAGACCCCGCAAAGGGCAATGCCACAAACGGCATGCCTTGCGAATTCACCACCCGGGCAGCCGCCCAACCCACCACCCAGGAGCAACAACGCATGCCCCAAGCCAACCAAGCCGGTGAGGGCGGTCAGACCGCCGTCACCACCACCCAGGCCAGCCCCGAGGCTCAGACCCGTCAGGCACCACAGCCCACCAGCCAAGCCCCCGTGTTCGATGGCCAGCGCGCTGCCGATATCGTCGCGCTGTGCCTGCGTCACAACCTGCCCGAGCTGCAGGCCGACCTGCTTCGTGGCCAGTCCACCATGGACCAGGCCCGCGCTGCAGTGCTCACGGCGCTGGACCAGCGCAGCCAGGAAAACGCCAGCGGCCCCACCACTTCGATCCGTACCGTGGGCGATGAGCACGAAACCCGCATGCGCGGCATCGAGAACGCGCTGATGCAGCGGCTGGATCCCAATGCCCAACTGGACGACAACGGCCGCCAGTACCGCGCCATGACCTTGGTGGAAATGGCACGCGAAGTAGCTGAAGGCCTGGGCCAACGAACCCGTGGCATGAGCCGTGCCGAGATCGTCAACGTGGCGCTGCGTGTGCGCGCTGGCATGCACGGCACTGGCGACTTCCCGGCGCTGCTGGGCGGCGTGGGTCAGCGTGTGCTGCGTGCGGCCTACGACCAGGCACCCAGCACCTTCCAACTGTGGGCGCGCCGCGCAGCCAATCTGCCGGACTTCCGTATCCGCCAAGCCGTTGGCGTGGGCGCCGATGTGGAGCTGAAACAGCTCAACGAGCACGGCGAATACACCTACGGCAGCCTGTCGGAGGACGTCGCAGGCTATCGCGCGTTCACCTTCGGCCGCTCTCTGGCGATTACCCGCCAGATGATCGTCAACGACGATCTGGACTCGCTGACCCGTACCGGCACGAAATTTGCCGATGCGGCCCGCCGTCTGGAAAACCGTTTGGTCTATGACCAGATCCTCAAAAACCCGCGTATGTCGGACGGCAAGCCGCTGTTCCATGCCGACCACGGCAATCTGCTCGATGGCCCTGAGTCCGAGTTTTCCCTCGAAGCGCTGTCGACTCTGCGCACGGTGATGCGCAAGCAAAAGGGTCTCGACGGCGAGACCCTGAACATCGCGCCTGCCTACCTGCTGGTCCCCTCCGACCTGGAGACGTTGGCCTACCAGTACACCAGCCCGAACTATCAGCCCACCAAGACCGGCGATATCAACGAATTCCGCACAGGGGGCCGCACCGCGCTCGAGCCGATTGTGGAGCCCCTGCTGGATGCGATATCGCCCACGGCGTTCTTTCTCCTGGCTCGCGCTGGCCAGGTCGACACCGTCGAGTACGCCTATGTCGATGGCTATGAGGGTCTGCGCACCGAGACCTTTGCCAGCGAAGACGTGGACGGCGTGAAGCTGCGCGCCACGTTGGACTTCGCGGCCAAGGCTCTTGACCACCGCGGCATGGCGAAGAGCAACGGCGAATAACTCGCCGGCACCACCTCACATTTTTAGGAATAGCACATGAAGAACTATATCCAGCGCGGCGAAGTGATCGAGGTGCCTGCCGCCACCTCGGCGGTGGCGTCCGGGCAGGTCGTCGTCATTGGGACCCTCCTGGCTGTCGCCAACCATCCGGCCGCTGTGGGCGAGCCGTTCAACGCCAATCTGGTGGGCGTGTATGAGGTACCAAAGGTGCCTGGCGTGGCCTTTGCCCTGGGCGATGCCCTCTACTGGGATGTGTCGGTTGGCGCCTTCGCGGCTGCAGGGGAGCCGGCGGAGGGCGATGTATCGGGCACCGTTGCCGCCTTCGTGGCTGCGGCACCTGGCGATTCGTTTGTGTCCGCTCGCTTTTCCGGCTTGCCGGGCGTTGTGGTTGCCTGAGCGCCTGGCCATGCTGATGCTTGCTCCATTTGCTGATCGCGCTGCGCGGGTGCGTGGCGCCCAGATCCGGCATTGCGCGAACGCAGTGGCGTCTCACGCTGGCGGCGAGCCGTTTGGTGTGATCTTCCGCCGTGCCCCGCACGACTCGCTGGATGTGATCGGGGGCTCCATGTCCACATGCAGCCTGGAGCTGGCAAGCGTGCCAGACCTCGAGCAGGACGGCGTGCTGCATATCAATGGCGTCGCGTACACGGTGGCTAACCCGATCGAGCCCGACAGCTCGGGCTGGGTAACGCTGCAGCTGCGCACCGTGGAGGCTGGTTATGTCTAAGCACATGCAAGACCAGATCCTCGAGGCGTTGCGCAGCACCCTGGTGCAGGCCGCAACCTCGGCCGGCGATCAGGTGCGCATCGAAGGCGTGGATCTGCTGGCTGCAGCCAAGACCCCGGCGCTCGAGATCGAGGCCGGTGAGGAGGCTGTCGAGCTGGTGGGTAGTGGTCGGGATGGCCGTCGTACCCAGCGGCGCGATTACCGCGTCGAGGTGCGCTGTGTTGTCGCCAGCAATGGCGACTACCGCGGCCAGGCTGCCGAGCTGCTGGCCCAGGTGGAGGAGGCGCTCAACGGCCCCGCACTCACCCAGGTGGATGTACTGGTGCCCGAGCGCATCCGTCTGCTTGCCAGCCGGCCCGAGATCGACGGCCGCGGCACCCAAGTTGTTTACCAGCTGCGCAGCATTTGGCTGTGCCGCTACCTCACGACCGAGGGCGCGCCGAGCGCTTCGGTCTTCACCTCTCACTGAAAAGGAATCGTGTCATGTCCGAAACGAGCGACGTCCGCACCTCCGCTGGCTCGACCCTGATGGTTTTTGCCGGCAAGCCGGTTGCCTACACCGAGGCGGGCTTCAAACAGTTGCCATTCACCGAAGTTGCCGAGATCACCGACCTGGGTGAGTTCGGTCGCGAATACGCGCAGGTCACGCATACCCCGCTCAAGAATCGCCGGGTGGTCAAGCGCAAAGGTTCCTTCAACGAAGGGTCCCTGAGTCTGCCGATGGCCCGTGCTGCCAGCGATGCTGGCCAGGCAATTCTTACGGCTGCCAGCCTCACCGACGACAGCTACAGCTACTGCATTCGCCTGCAAGACGGCGCGCGCTTTTTCTTTACCGCCCAGTGCATGTCGTTCAAGACCCGCGTGGGTAGTGGTGACTCGATCACTGGCAAGACCGCTCAGCTCGAAATCGACGGCGAAATCCTCGAGGTTGCAGGCATGACCTACGAGCTGAAGTACACCGCTGGCGCCAACGGGTCCATTCAGGGCGACGCCGAGCAAGTGGTGGCTGAAGGCGGCAGCGGCGCTCCGGTGTTTGCGCAGGCCGCTCAAGGCTTCGTGTTCCAGGGCTGGAGCGACAACAAGACGGGTAACCCGCGCATCGACACGGGAGTGAAGGCAGGCGTCGAGGCTGCTGCCACGTTTGCCGCCGCTGCCCCGTAAGTTCACGCGGCTTGCTCAAACCAATTTCAACCACCTCAGTTTCTGGAAGTCTCCGATGTTCAAACGTTCCGCCTTGCGGGTCGCCTCCACCGCCCATCTGCATCTCAAAGACGCCACTGGCCGCCCAATGTTTTTTACACCAGTAGCAGCTGCTGAGGGTGAGCAGGTCAAGAAGCTTCCCGTGCGAATCGAGATTTACGGGCCTGGTTCCGACGAGTACGCCAACGCGCAGCAGGCCGCAAACCGACGCATGCTGGCCATGGCCAAGGAAGGCCAGGACCTGCAGGCGCGTAGCCCTGAGGAGCGCGCGCGCGATGTTGCAGATTTGCTGGCCTCCATCACGGTTGGCGTAGAGGGTATCGACCTTGAAGGCAGGCCTTTGGTCGATCTCTATGCCGACCCAGCCTGCGGCTACATCCGGGAGCAGGTCAACGCCTTTGCGGCCGACTGGGCAAATTTTTCCAACGGTGCGCCGAAAGCCTAAAGCTTTGTGTGCGCACCGACGCGTGGCTCAGCGTCACGTTGACGCCGCCTAAACCTCCCCGCAACAAGAAGTCGATTTCCTCCGATGAACCGCCCATTTCCCGCCGCCAAAAGTTCCAAGCCGATGGCGTCGCGCATGGCATGCCGGACCCCGGGCCGGCTGCGTACCTGCTTGGCATCTTCCGCGATGTCGGGCCCGTGCGAAATGAAGGCATGGGGCCTTTCCCTCTGGGTTATGGCGACCTATTTGCTTGGCAGCAATGCATGGGTGTGCAGCTTTCGCCGTGGGAAGCGGGCGTGCTGTGTGACCTCTCCCGTGCCTACTGCAGCGAGCTCAGCACTGCCGCGGATCCTCAAGCCGCTGCACCAGGCAGCAGCTCTGAAACGCGGAAGCAAGCAATTCAGCGGCGCGAGCGCGTCAGCAACGGCCTGGGCGCAATGCTGCGCGCCGCGGCGCGCAAGCCTGCAGGTTGAGGTTGCGCAATGAGTGGATCCGTTAACTACCTGAAGTTCCTGATCACTGGGGACGGCAAGCAGCTCGAGTCGGAGCTGGACAAGTCGAAGCGCACGGTGACAGGCTACGTCGACAGCGTCTCGGGTGGCTTCTCGCGGATTGCGACCCTGGCGGGCGGGCTGTTCGCGGGCGTGACCGTGGCCGGCTTTGTCGGAAAGCTGGTATCGGTCCAGCGCGAGTTCGATGTGCTCAACAGCTCGCTGGTGACCGTGGCCGGTAGCTCGACCGCTGCAGGTCGGGAAATGAGCTGGATCGAGCGTTTCGCCAAAGACACCCCCTACGGGCTTGCCCAGGCGACTGAGGGGTTTGTCAAGATGCAGGCTCTTGGCCTGAATCCGACCCAGGCAAAGCTGACCAGCTTCGGCAACACAGCCTCGGCCATGGGCAAGGACCTGATGCAGATGGTCGAGGCCGTGGCCGATGCATCGACCGGCGTCTAAAAGAATTCGGCATCAAGGCGTCGAAGGAGGGCGAGAAAGTCTCGTTCACCTTCCAGGGCGTCCGCACCACGGTGCAAAACACTTCGGCTGATATCACTTCCTACCTCGAAAGCATTGGCAACACGGCATTCGGCGGCGCCATGGCTGAGCGCGCAAAAACGCTCGACGGTACGATCGCAGGGCTGGGAGATTCGTGGGATGGCCTGTTCCGTAAGGTCAACGAAAGCATCGGGTTCTCCGAAAAGGCTGCAGGTGGAGTGCGGCTGGTGAGCGATGCCATTGATGGACTTGGGTCGGCAATTGAAGGCAACCAGGGCCTGGTCACTGGCATGCTCGGTGCGCTCGGCGGTGCTGCAGTTGTCGGTGGAATCTTGGCAGTAGGTAGTGCGATCGGCGTCGTGACGGCTGCCTTTTCGGGCTTGACCGCAGTGATGGTCGCAAACCCTGTGACGCTGGCTTTGCTTGGAATCGGTGCGGCTGTCGGTGCTGGCGTCTCGGCATTGGGTGCGTACTCCAAGACCAGTGATGGCATTGCCGGGGCAATCGAGCGTCTGCAGGGGGAAAACGAACGGTCTGAAGCGGCTATGGCGAGGGCTGTCGCTGGGGGGCGCACCGCTGGTGCGGAGCATATTGCGAAGACCATCGCAGCACGCCAAGAGCAAATTTCCAAGCTCCGGGTTGAGATGGACATGCTCAGTGCCAGCAGCAAGGGTGCTGGAGGGGGGCGCGGATCAATCAATCCTCCTACCGCAGCTAGTGCAGCAGCTCGCCAGGCGCAGGAGACTGCCGCCGCCGAGCAAGAGCTTGCGGAGATCCGCCGCAGCCTTTCTGGCGTGAGCAAGGACTATCTTCCGACTCTGGAGAAGCTGCATAAGCAATATGAGGCTGGCAGGCTGCCGCAGGCCGAGTATGTGGCGCTGGTCAGCAAGCTCGCCAACGCAAACTACAAAGCCGACGATTCGACCAAAGCAAGAACGGCTGCGGCTAAGGCTGGCGCGGCTGCGGCCAAAGTCGAGCAGACCGCCTATGACTCGCTGATCGCCTCGATCCGCACCAAGGTCGAACAGGCCGAGCAGGAGCTGGCGAGCGATGACAAGCTCGCGGAATCGCAGAAGCTGCGCATCAAGCTCGACCAGGACCTGGCCCAGGGAAAGCTCAAGCTGTCCGCATCGCGCCAGGCTGACGTGCGTGCAGAGCTGCAGGCCCTCGAGGCGGTGGAGCAAAAGCATAAGGCGCGCGAAGGCCGCAAGCTCGCGGATGAGTTGCTGTCCCAAAACTCGCCGCTGGCAACCGACTTCCATAAGCAGTGGGATCTGCTGAACGCTGCTTACGACGGAACCGAGGCCAGCATGCAGCGGTTGATCCAGGCCCAGGGCGTGCTGCTGAGCCAGCAGCCTTTTGCCCAGCAGGCCGCGGCGCTGCAGCAGGCCCGTGCCGAGGCTGAGCAGTATCTGGCGGTGATGCAGCAGGCGCAACAGCGCGAGGTGCAGGCCGTAGGCCTGGGGGACCGACGCCGCCAGTACCTCGGCGGGATGAACCAGATCGAGGACACCTATGCGAACCGGCGCTACGACCTGAGCCGCGACATGCAGCAGGCGCGCGATCGCAATGGCGGCGCGCTGCCAGACTCTCTCGCCAGCTCCTATGCCGAGCAGCTGCGCTTGATCGATGAATTCGAGAGCAAGGCCAAATCCAGCTACGCCAGTACCTATGAGGCCGTCACTGCAGCGCAGGGCGACTGGCTCAACGGTGCCAACCGCGCATTTGCCAACTATGCCGACAGTGCGGCCGATGTTGCTGGGCAAACCGCAAACGCTTTCACCCAGGCGTTCTCTGGTGTGGAGAGCGTTTTGGTGTCGGTGGCAATGAATACCGAAACGAAAGTCGGCGACATGGTGAAGTCGGTAATTGCCGGCCTGATCCAGATCCAGATCCGCGCGGGAATGGTGCAGGCCATTGGTGGGGATGGCAAAAGCGGCTGGCTGGGTTCCTTGTTTAGCGCGGGCGTGAATTGGCTGGCTGGCGGGTCTGGATCTGCAGCATCGAACAGCACCTACGGCCTCACCTCGGCCAGCAACTTCAGCGGCGGTGGCCTGGGCTTGCAGGTCGCTGGTCAGCGCGCCGATGGCGGCCCAGTGGCCTCCGGGAAGATGTACGAGGTCAATGAGCGGGGCGTTCCCGAGCTGCTGAACATCGGCGCGCGCCAGTTTTTGATGATGGGGCGTGAGGGCGGGGAAGTCGTGCCGCTCGACGGCGCTTCGTACGCTGGTGGCGGTGCTTCCACGGCAGGCGGGGGGCGGTCGCTCAAGGTCGAAATCATCCACAGCGGTGAACCGACCCAGTTGCAGCGCGCGGAAATGACGCAAGGCGCGGGCGGCGAAGAGCTGCTGCGCGTTTGGCTCGAAAAAGCCGTCGAAGCGTCTGTGGGTGAGATTTCTGATCAGGCCGTCAACAGGTACGGATCGTTCGATCAGGCGCTCAGCCAGCGTGAACGGACGGGGGCATAAGCGTGGCCCAACTGCC